AACTGGAACTACTGCTACAAATATAATCGCATATATATATGATGATCCATATATTGTTTATAAAGTTATGTCAGACGGATCTCCTGCTCAGACAAACATCGGTAATTGTGCTGATGTTGTAGCAGGTGCAGGTTCAACTGTGACAGGGCAATCTGGTTTTCAATTAAATTCTAGTATGGGTACAGGTACTGCTACTTGTAAAATTATTGGTCTTTACGAATCACCAGATAATGCTTTCGGTGCAAATGCTGTCGTTGAGGTGCTTTTAAATGAGCATATTCTCAAGGCAACAGCAGGTATATAAGGGAGATTAG